GATTTAGTGTTGTCCATACCATCCCGCCATATTTTACTTCGGACAGTAACTCTCTAGATTCAATTTTATAGTCTGGATCAACTGTGCCTGCCACTCCCTTGAGTCCAGGATTGATATAGCATCCAATACGATCACCGTGATTGATTATAACTATGTTTCGAAATGCAATTTGAGATGTTCGATAGTCGCCTGGGTTCTTTATTTCACTCTTGTGAATGATAGGGATCCAAACTTTAGAAAATATCTCTTTGATTTCTTGTTTGTAAATTTCATGACTACTGTAGCACTCGCTACTTATGTATTCAACTGTTGGTTCTGCTAACCAATCTTTGTGGTTTCTTGCACCCATTACACTTTCTCCTTTACAATGTATTTAATATATAATAACACATAAAAAGGAGAAAGTCTAAACGAATGTTCCTATAAGCTAATAGGCGTTAGCTATACATGTCAAGGACTTTTTCTGCTTTATTTTTTTGTTTCTTAGCTTCAGGACGAATTGGTTCTAGCCATGTATCAGCAATGTATGCTTTAGGCGATGGTCCCAATTGTATATCTATGTCTTCGCCTTGTATCCACCAATAATGATCGTGTACCATACAGGTGCAAGTCATACTGTAAGCTTCAAACTGTTCGCCAGCTTCGAATTTGCCGATGTACTCAACTACTTTTACGACTCGTCCAATGTTACTTGAATTAACTGAATGTATTATGCGGGCAAAGTCACCCTGCACACATTTCATTCCTCTTCTTTCTTCTTAGGCTTGCGTCCGTAGAAGCCGCCTTTAACTTCAATGTCTTCGGTTCTTGCAAAAGGTTTACAAACTTCTATTTCGCCGCCTTTCGCTAAAAATTCTTTAATTAACCGTGTCGACTCATCGTCAGTTTCTCTAGGTGTCGGGTTCAATTTATCTTCCTTACCAAAAATTTAATAGTCTACCATTACCAATGATAATCATTGAGCAAGTCACAACGTGCAGTAGCACCCATCCAGTTCGAATAAGTGCTACTGCGTCTGCTCTGTTGTTATCATCGTATGCTTTTTGTCCAATGGCTTTACACCAATATTCCCACATACGATTATCCACTACATTGCGTTCTTGCGGTCTTGGATCTCTGCACGTCTTGACTTTGTTAACTTACCTAAGTCACCTAGAGCGCCACGGGCGCGAGTTGCTGCTGCTTTAACGTTCTTATCTTCCCAAGCCGCATGTTCGACTAGGTAAGCTTCAAATGCTGTAACAATTTGTTCGTGTTGTGATTGTTCGCTCATATATTTTCTCCTGTAATATGATTATAAATTTCTTTCCAGTTGACACATTTAACCATGCCTTCTGGAAGGTCGTCGTGCATGTTAAATCCATGCTCTACCAGTATTGCATTTAAACCTAAGTCTAAACCAAGTACTGCGTTAGATAGTTTGTCTTCGATCCAGTACAGTCCAGAATCCCGATACGGTTCAAGTGCATCATCTTTGTTTGCACCAGTATCTAAACAAACTAATTCTTCAAAAGCCGTTTCACCAAACAACTTTTCCAAATTCATTTTACGAAGTTTATATGCATTAGGATCTAAAGACATAGATGTAATGCAACGGAATACATATCCGTGTTCTTCGTGTAATCGTTTAACGTAATACATAGCGTCACGTAGTGCTGGGAGGAATCCCATAGCTGCGCTTTCGTTGAATATCTTTACGTTCTTAATTGCTTCGTTTCGAGAAATACCAAAACGCTTGGCAATGTCGTATTCCCAATTGCCATTCTCAATCTGTGTGTATCCACGCTGTTCTAAATAACAGCAGAATGCATACTCCCAGTTAAGTAGGACGCCATCTGCGTCAGTAAGTATCACTTTATCGTTATATTTTTTCATGCTGCCTCTGTGCCTAAGTTTATATTATGTATATACTATAACATAGATAGAGCGTTTTGTCAAGTGATTTATACGGTGAATCCGTTGGCCGATAATATGGGCCTATATGAAGCATATTGACTTGTTCTACTGCCATTCGGTCCCCATTGTCGCTTTGGACCAATATCAAGGTGCATAAAGTTGTCGTAACAACCAATACCAGTAAATCCTGCATCAACTGCACGTTGTATCATATCAACACGAATTTGTTGACTAGCCGAGGGCCATTGGACATCTATTGCCATACGCTGTACATGTAGGCTTTTCTTTGCGCCTCCAACACTAGCATTATACTCTGGTGTGCGATAAGCACTGTTGAGCGTTATTGGGCGTCCCATACTTTGTGCAAATATAATTGCTTTATTCCAAACAGTAGGAAGTACTCGTGGGTTAACGTGATTTTGTACAATAATCCATTCTGACTCAAGACGTTCAAATTCGTCACTATCTGCTCCATCTGCGCCTATGCCTGTATCACTGCCAGGTGCTGCTTCTGCTCCTTCTTTTCCAGTAATTGGATTTGTACCGCTTGGTGTTCCGCCGCCGTATTGTTCTAATGCTTCAAATGTATCTGGATCATTGCCAGCGTCTAACTCAACTGCTCTGCCACTAATAATTGCTCTTGCATCTGCATCGTCTATTCCTACAGTATCTTCAAGATCTAATGCATCGGCTATTGCTCCGCCTAGTGTCGGTCCGCCATTTACAAATACATTTGCGGAAAAGGGTGTGTTACTATGCGTTACTGCTGGCATTAGCTTGCTCCTGGACTATAATCTGTTGCAGGTGGCGCTGTGCTGCTAGATGAATTATTTGAGTCTTGTGTTGTAGATGATTGCGCTACAACTAATCCTGTTGCTGGATCAATTAAGTCTGCATTAGGATTAGCATTTTGTGACGCTGTCTGACCTTCAGGTCTTGCAAACGGCCATCTCTTCTTTGGTGCAGATGCGTTTGGAATACCATCAGGCGGTCCTGGAGGTGCGCCAGCGGTAATTGCCCCAGTTGATTCGTTATCAAAGCCTAGTTGTTCGCCTAGAGCAAATGGTGCAACTACTACACTAGAGCCTCGAAGACCATCGTCTGGTCCTGCTGTTCCTTTCGCTTCCCAGTAGTATTGTCCACTTACCCGTATTAATACCTTTAAGTCTTCCGGATCCTCTGTGGCACCGAGTGCTGCAATTATTGATGTTCTTTCTGCTGTTAAGTCTGCGTTGCTTTCACCACTAGCTGCTGCAACTGCTGCGCCATTTGGCAGTGTTCCGGCAATAACTGCTTCTGATACTGCTGCCGCAGTATTACCTACAGCCGAACTCATACTAACTGCAAGGAGTGCTCGTTGGAAGTCGTTTAGTACATGGTTAGTAGCTATGCCTGACTCTGGATCAGATTGTAATTTTTGTAACAATCTTACATCATCGCGTATACCTGTTAGTGCTGTAATAATCCGGTTGTATTCCGGAGTCATGTCTAAATGTAAATAATCTGTATCAGTAGATTCTGGCATTATGCTGTGTTATCCCGTGTTTTCATGATGTCTACTAGATATTGGGGTGTGCTTGCAGTGTTTGTTGGCTTACTACCGCCCCAATATCTGTTTGACAACACTCCATTAATTACACCTTGTTGCTGTCCTATCCAAGCAATATCAACATGTATGTTACCATTGCTCATATATCCATTACCACAACCTACTCCAGTTGCTCCTTGCGCTTCACATGATTGTATAAACTTTGTCATGATTGCAAGTTGTGCAGGATCAGTTGTGTATAGTCTATTACCGTCTCCGTCTGAAAGTCTTACATCAGCACCGAAGCCTTTGTCATGCCTATTAGATCCTGTACGGTTAACTCCTTTAACTCCGCCTTCACTTGTAGGAACTTGTCCTCCGCTAGTAATAGCTACATTAACACCTGCCGCTTTTGCGGCTGTTTCTAATATGTTCCAAAGCTGTTTTTGTATTGGTAAATTACGCTTTGGACCCAGTGCATATTTGACATTTCCATCAGCAGACCCAGATGCTGGTACTACTTGATCAAACGGAATACTGCCTTCGTAATAAGTCTCGCCATCTGCGCCGGTAATAGCTGTATTTCTGCCACCATAGCCTGCTCGTTGCGCATTAACTTTTGTTCCGCCAACAAAGCCTCCTGGATTTGACGTATTGTTTCTAATTGCATTATAGTTAGCTGCACTTGTGTTGCCTAAGTTAGTTGGGTTACCTACTTCAGCATTAACTATGTCGAGTATGCCCGACTGTTGCAAGTTAATAAAATCACTTGCTGCTTTTGCAATATTAGCTGGATTGTTTGCTACGTTATCAGCTTCGCGTTGATAAATGCCTTTGGCTCTGTCATCGCCTCTGTCTGTAATAATACGCAAGTCTACCTGTATATCTTCAAACAAACTTGCTATCTCAGCAAGACATGCCTGGTGAGCAATATCAAAATCAATGTGTACATGGTCGGCAGGTGCTGGCGCAGAACCCGGGTCAGTGTCAGTATCACTATCTGTATGGTTGACTGTAGTTTTACCTGCGCTGGCAGATTCTAGATATTTATTTGCGCCTGCTATTGACATCTATATTCCTCTTTAGTATATTTATCCGAGAATTTACGCGACTTGGATATTACTAGTACTTGCTGTATATTGTTTTGCAATATCAGTTTCAGTTGCAGCCATACAACTTACTGCATGTGCTTGTAGTTCAAACTTTGCATCAGGCGACACACCAAACATGAAAGGCGCTAGACCTAAACCACCCTGTTGCATAATTAACACCATTGGCTTAAAAAGTGTATACTGTGTTGGCGTCTGGCCGTCCATGCGGGCAACTAATTCTTCGCCCGAGTTTAATTTAAATGAGACAATTTCGCCTACTTTAAGTGGCTTCTGAATGATCATAGTGAATATCCTGTTCCGTTGTAGTTAGTTTCTTCTAAGTATGTGCCTAGTTTATCGTAGCCACCAATCTTTGTTCCGTGTACTGTAATTTGTGGGAAGGTACGTGCTCCTGGAAACTTTTCAAGTACCTCGTCACGGGTAAAGTCTGTACCAAGTTGGAAGTACTTGAATGGCAACTGTCTTGCTTCGCATAACCGCTTTGCCATATCACAAAAAGGACATTGCGGTTTGCCGTAAATTTCTATCATAAACTAAATCCTTTAAAAGTGTCTGTTGATACATCTTGTTTGGTGCCACCGCTGACGTATGATGTAATTTCTGTTTCTTGTGGAGCAACTTGTACTTCGCTACCACTAATCCATTTCTGTGTCCAAGGTAACGGGTTAGTCTTCGTTTGGTATGGACTTTTTAGATTTACATTAGTCATCCTTCGTGTGCAAATCCATTCAATGTATCCGCTCAACAACTCAGTGTTAAGACCAATCATTGATCCATCCTTAAACAAATACTCTGCCCAAGCCTTCTCTTGATCAACTGCATCAACAAACATCTGAATACATGCTTCTTCTGTTTCTTCTGCAATCTTTATATAATCTGGATCATCTTTCTTGAGTACTTTAAGCAACATCTGTGTACTTGCTAAGTGCAAGTTCTCGTCGCGAGCAATAAGCTTAATAATCTTAGCATTGCCTTCCATTTGCTTCATTTCTGCAAACGCCCAACTACATGCAAATGAAACATAAAAGCGTACACCTTCTAGAATGTTAACACTCATTAGTGTAAGCCACAGCAATTTCTTTAGTTCATACATGTCAACTGTAATCTTCTTGCCATTAACTGTATGTGTGCCTTCGCCTAGCAACTTGTACCAGCGAGTAGTTTCAATAAGGTCATCGTAGTACTTACTAATGTCTCCAGCACAATCAGCAATCTCTGCAATGTCTAGCATCTCGTCAAAGATTTTACTAGGATTGCTGTACACGTTACGAATGATGTGTGTGTATGAGCGTGAGTGGATTGTTTCTGAGAATGTCCATGTTGTGATCCAATTCTCAATCTCTGGCAAGCTTACAATAGGACTAAACGCTTCTACTGGCGCACGACCTTGTACACTATCTAGTAGGATTTGACGCTTCAAGTTACTTGTAAAGATGTGACGCTCATGGTCACTAAGTGCCTTAAAGTCCTTGCTATCTTTGGTCACATCGACTTCTTCAGGACGCCAAAAGAATCCTAATTGCTTGTCTGTAAGTCCATCAAAACTTTTATACTTTAGCGTGTCATAACGCTGAATCGTAGGCCCACCTGTTGGATCTAGGAATGCTAATACTTTAGTGTGGTCTGCTTTATTTTCAGTGTTAAAAACGCTCATGTATATCTCTTACCCTTGTGTATGTGTATAGTATTACTATAACATGCCCCGAAGGGCATGTCAAGTGTTAAATGTGACAACTCTCACAATCTTCATCGTCTACTTCAACGACTTCAAGTTCGCCCATCATTTTGTTAACATCAACTTCGCCTTGTCCGTCATTGGTGTTGAAGTAGTACAACTGCTTGCCGCCTAGCTTGTAGAACATTAAAAGATGCTGCAACATTGTGCTCATTGGAATCTTTTCATCTTCAAAGTAGATTGGATTGTAGCTAGTATTAACACTAATGCCTTGGTCAATGTACTTCTGCAGAACAGCCATAATCTTAATATAACCTTCTGGTGACTGTTGATCCCATAGTAGGTCATACTTGTTCTTTAAACGTTTGTACTCAGGAACAACTTGCTTTAGTACACCATGCTTGCTCTGCTTGATACTAATTAAACTACGCGGCGGCTCTATTCCGTTTGTAGCGTTAGCAATCTGTGCGCTAGTCTCAGCTGGCATAAGGGCCATTAGCGTACTGTTACGAATGCCTGTATCTTTTAGTTGCTCACGCAACCCTTTCCAATCCATGCGTTCTACATGCGGCACTAACTCATCTAAGTCTTTCTTGTATGTTTGGTTAGGTGTAATACCATGTCCGTACTTTGTTTCCATGTTGCCACTTGGCGCACCAAATTCTACTGCTAAGTCAGCACTTGCTTTAATTAAGTAGTACGACCATGCTTCTGCCCACTCGTCTACAAGTGCAAGCCCGTCTGCATCAATATGCTGGTACGTTAGATCATGTTTTGCTAACCAGTATGCGAAGTTAATAATGCCAACGCCTAAAGGACGGCGCTTCTCTGTAGATAACTGTGCTGCTAGGATTGGATAGTTTTGATAACTTAATAGTGCATCTAGTCCACGTACTGCTAAACGACATACACGCTCAAAGTCTACTGGATTACGAATGTTGCCCCAATTAATTGCACTTAGTGTGCATAGGCTAATCTCACCTTCTGGGTCGCTCAAGTCTTTTAGAGGCTTTGTTGGTAATGTAATCTCTGCACATAAGTTGCTCTGTTTAATAGGCGCAAGCTCTGGAAGGAATGCACCATGGTCATTAGCATTGTCTACATTCTGCAAGTAAATACGTCCTGTGTTCTTACGCTCTTCCATAAAGCTACTGAACAGTTCACTTGCTGCAATAGTTTTCTTACGCACTTTTGTATTACGTTCTGCACGTTCGTATAGTTCACGGAACTTATCTTGGTCTGCAAAAAATGCATCATATAATCCAGGAACGTCTGCAGGCGAGAACAAAGTTATGTCTCCTCCGGTTACTAGTCTTTCATACATCAACTTGTTAAACTGTACACCGTAGTCCATGTGTCGTACACGGTTCTCTTCGGTCCCTTTGTTGTTCTTTAACACTAGCATGTCTTCTACTTCGAGGTGCCATACAGGGTAGTATATAGTTGCTGCTCCGCCACGTACACCACCTTGGCTACATGACTTAACTGCTGACTGGAAGTGCTTGTAGAAGGGAATAATTCCTGTGTGATAAGCATCGCCTTTACGTATTGGAGAGCCGATAGCACGTATGCTTCCTCCACCAATACCAATCCCTGCTTTCTGACTTACGTACTTAACAACAGCGGCAGCAGTAGCGTTAATGCTGTCAAGACTGTCATCAGTTTCAATGAGTACGCACGAACTGAACTGACGCTGCGGGGTACGCACACCAGCCATAACAGGAGTAGGTAAACTAATGTCGTGTAAACTAATAGCATCGTAATATTCCTTGACCCACTGCAAACGGGTCTCTATTGGATAGTCTTGAAACAAGCTTGCTGCAATAAGAATGTAGCACATCTGCGGTGTTTCGAAGATTTCGCCGCTTACTCTATTTTGACATAGATACTTGCCACGAAGCTGTTCCATTGCAACATATGTTAATTCATCATCTCGATCATGCTTAATGAATGTATTAATCTTATTCCATTCTTCGTCTGTGTATTTTGTAATAAGTTCTGCGTCGTAAAATCCTGCTTCGGTATTCTTCTCTACTAATTTCTTAATATGCCAAGGTTCAAAGCCGCCGTACACTTCTTTTCGTAGTGCATAGTTAACAAGGCGTCCACCTACATATTGATAGTTAGGAGTTTCTGCACTGATAAGATCAGCAGCAGCTTTAATTAATGTTTCTTGAATTTCTTTACTAGTTACTCCGTTGTAGAACTGAATTTGACTTTTAAGTTCTACTTCGCTTGGGCTAACTCCTGTAATATTTTCGCAGGCATAAAATACAACTTTGTGTAATTTATCAATGTCTAGAAGTTCTTTGTCGCCATCACGTTTGGTAACTTGAATCATGTTTCTATCCTTTTAAATTGTTCTAATTAGTTAGGTATTTATTATTGTGACGGCAGTGTGTGTACTAGTTCAGAACGCAATGTATTAGGCAACTTGGACCTATGTACATACGTTTCTGTATCAAACCCAATCACATTATCGTCAACATAAAGTAGGTAATATGTTGCTGACTTTTTATTGTCTCGTGTAATATGTATCTTATATACTGCCTTGGATAACACATCAGTTAACTGTAAGGTGTAACAAATTGCGAGAATCTTAACAAACGGGCAATAATTATTTTCTTCAACTATTTCCCACGCTGTTGGCCAACTACTTGGAGTAAAAGGATCTGCTGCAATCAAACATGAAGGTATCTGATTATAATAGTCTATTGCTTCTTGTATTGGATCTTGAGCAGATTCTAAACCGTTACGGAACTGTCGCCAGACAATAAGCCTGTCTTCGTATCTTTTTTGGAACATCAATTTGTCATTTTGTTTACGATTTCGTTTTCACTTTGTAATACAATGTAGCATTATCGCTACTAGTTAAGTTTAACATCATGATGGCTAATGTGTCAACCGTTAAATCACCATCTTCGTCATAAGTTTGTGCTTTAAATTTTAAATTTTCTGCATATGTGTTACTGCCAGTATAGTTGTAGTCATCTGAGAAGTTAACTGTATCATTTGTAGGATCTACAACAATTACCATTGTTCCTGTTCTTGACGCTGCTATATGACTACTTTTGTACACGTAGTCTATTTCATATCCTTTAGCAACATCTGCAGGAAGTCTAAATAATTTAATGTATTCGCCGGACTGTCCTATTGTAATCTGGTGTGTCGTACTAAAATCTGTAATAGTCGGACCTTTTACTTCTGGGTGATAAACTACGCCAATTTTATATTCTTCTGTATATCCTAATTCTTTGCTACGTTGGAACCAATCACCGTCACTTATGTTTCTAATGTCTACAAATTTAATTACTGGAGTTGTTGCATTTAGTGCTGAGCCGCTGTGGTTACCGATATTGTGGAATTTATTGTTTTTACTAATGTTGTCTGTGCCATTGGCGACTGTAAGTGCAGTACCGTATATGTTATCAAATTTACTTTCAGTTATTTTATTATTAATAGGACCTGTTAACATACCACTTGTGCCCAGGACTGAATTAAATCCAAATGCAAATCCTTGCCATAAAGTATCAAATGTACAGTTTGTCCATGTATTGTCTTTTATGTCGTTGTCTGATTTTATTCCAGTAACACAGTTTTTTATAGTAACATTTTTAAATAAGTTACCGTTTGAGCTGACTGCTGTACTTAGAGAGGTTAATCGAATCCCGTCACTTTCGCCATCAACCGCGCTGCCGAAAGTATAAGCTCCACTTATTATTAGATCTTCAAATACACTATTTTTACAACTTTTAAGACTTAATACCGGTCCTCTAGTAGTTGTAATAGTCATCCCTGATAACTTAATATTTCTTGCTTGGTTTAATGTTGTACTAGTTGCATCTGTTGAATATACACCTGGAGTACTTGTTTCGTTTACAGTTTCAAATACAGAATGATTACCTGCATTAATAATAGTTTTATCTGCGCCAGCGCCTCTTATTGTAGTGTAAGGTGGTAGATGAATTGTACCAGTAACAGTGTACTCACCTGCTTCAAGTATAAGTTCTACACGAGCTTGTGTTGTGCCTTTGTTTGATGCATTTAAGTATAACTGGTCAATTGCACGTTGTAATGCTACTGTTTGGTTAGTGCCATCGCCGTTTGCACCAAAAGAACGAATACTTATTGTATCATCTAGTCTAGCTTGTAACGTGCGTAGTATAGGAGAATTTGCTGACGCACCTGTTTGTACATTTAAGCTCTTCTTATAGGAATAAGTGTTTGCAAACTCAAATAGGTTATCATGTTGGCTTAACATTTTAGTGTTGCCTACAAATGGCGACCCTTCACTAACTGCTCCGTTACCAATGTATAATTCCTGTGAGTCAACAGCCCAGCCAAACTCTCCGCTTGCTAGTTGCGGCAATCCACTACCTGTGTTCTTTTGTCCTCTGCGAACTTGAATTCGACTGATGGATACTACGGCCATACTATAACTCCTATTTCATTATATAATATTTAGCCAAATTTCTCGTAGTACTGCTCGCAACGCTTCCACCACTCCTGTGCCCAGTCATCAAACTCATCTGGCCATAGATCAAACTGCTGATAAGTCTCTCCGCCTAGTTCAACACCATCATCTCCGCGACTACACATAAAGATGTGTCCTTCACGTATGTTAGTGCCATGTATTTCATTATGTCCTAGTGCATATGCTGTCATTTGTAAGTAGTAATCTTCTACCCACTCTGGCTTCTTAGGCTTGTTTGTTTGTTTAAAGTCCATAATGCAAGCTTCGCCTTTGTACTGTCCAACTAAGTCGGTAGTACCTGCAAAGATGCCTGGAACATAAAGCGGAACTTCACTGCCCCATATCTCATCTACGTGACACATTGCTTCGTCACGGATAACTTCTGCCATACGATATGCTTTTTTAGAATAAGGATTGCTGCCTGGACTTTCTGTCCACACACCATTATCAACATAGTCTTCAAGATACTTGTGCATCCTTGTGCCTACGCCACTTGCTTCAGTTACAATCTCTTGTGCTTTCTTTTCACCCACACGCTTCTTCCAAGCAATAAGATGCGACATATCCTTAGTACCACTAAGAATAGTTGTTACACTTGCTACAGGAGCATGACCAGGTGCAGCATAACGGCGCATACCATTTACTTCAACACGCTTTAGTTTCTCGTACTTGTACTTCTCTATAATTAAGCTCAATCTTTAGGCTCCTTTGGTAAGTCATAACTGGTATCCCATGAAGCATCGCCAAATGGGTCATTAAATGGATCTGACATGAATGGATCGACGCCAGAGTTTGGATCGTCTACTCCAACAACAGCAGTCACCTCAGGGATCATACCAGTAAGAGTAGTTTCAATGCCCTGTTTGAGGGTCATCGAAGACATTGCACATCCAGAACAAGCACCGCTCATTTCGAGTGTTACAACACCATCTTCGTAATCAAGATAATTTACTACGCCGCCATGCCCAGCTACTGCTGGTTGGATATAAGTTCCTAATATTTGTTTGATGTTTTCGACTGTTGCATCATATGTTTGTTTATCAGTCATAAAAAAGCTCCTATTAGTGTATATAATAACACAAAATAAGAGCTTTGTCAACCGTTATATTATAGTTTGGCGCCGACGTCTGTTGCGCTCTTAGCCATATTTCCCACTGTGTCGCCTGTTGCGCCTGATTGGGCAGCTATATCATCTACTTCACTTTGTTTAAACTCAATCTTATCTTGATCAAAGTTAGTTACTAGAGATTGTATTTTAGGATCTGCATCATACATTGCTTTAAAACTTTCAAAGTCAAAATTGCCTTTGCCTTGATTGCGCATGTATTTGTCTAGCTTTTTCATGGATAAAGCAGCCACACCGGCTGCTTTCTGTTGACGTAATAAAGCGTAGATGATGCCGCCATCTACTGCACCTTCGGTTACTTTAGCTTTTTTTTTGAATGTTGCTTTGACTCACGCTTCTCACGTCCGCCTAGCTCTTCGCCGCCTGCTGCTGCGTCTGCTGCTCCAAATTCGTCATCTGGCATTCCAACTTCGCCTGGTGCTAGTTCACCATCAATTGGCTCCATGTCTGGATCTGCGTCTGGGTCCATGTCTGGATCTTCATCACCCATAGTATCCATTGGCTCGCCTTCGCCAGTTAGCATGCCTACGCCGCCTGTTAGTGCAATACGTGTTGTTTCCATCACGCCATACATTGCTTCTAATGCTGGCTTAACTGTAGCAGTAAATGCTTCGCTTGATTCGCTACCCATTTCATCACGGATTGCATCAGCTAGTTCTAGCATCGATTCAGTTTGCATTTCAGCAGTGTCTTCCATCCAACCAGTAACACGATCAACCATGTCCTTAGCTGCCATTACTAGTTCTGCTTTATCTTCTTCGCCTTCATTAACTTGCTCAATAGCTTCATCAATTGCAATGCTTACATCATCCCGCTCATGTAGTGCAGCGTTAAGCACGTCTAGAAACAATTTGTTCTTGCTGTGTCCTTTTTGCTGAACAGCATCAAAGCTTTCTGTTGTTTCTACATTAAATACTTGAGTGCGTAGTTTGTTACGAGCGTCTTGTAGTTGCTCTGTAGTAAACTCGTCGATGTTAATTTTTGAACCAAAGCGTTTTGCTAGGCTTTCATTTAGTTTTGCTGCCGTAACTGGCTTTGAAAATTCTCTAATTTGCATTTTATTCTTCCTGTTGATAGGTGTTCTATATTATATTTATCACTAACAAAAAATATAGCGGTCTAAAAGACTTCGAACACGCTGTGATTCTTGTATGGCTATATCTAATCTTGCTTCTCTTATGTCTCGTTTAAATTCATCAGTAGTCTTGCGAATTGAGTTTTTATAAAAGACGGCGTCATTATAGTGCTTCAGCATTAAATCATCAAATTCTATAGCCTTTTCGGTAATATCAATGCCCTGTGCAAGATTTTTGGCAATAGCAACTGCTGTAGTTTTAAAATAAGTTCTAACTACTTGACGATTCTCTTTAGCGTCATATATCAAGTAGCCTTTAGGACTCTTGCGTATAATGACATGCTTGATCCTAATGCTATTTCCTCTTGCATGAGGGATAGCACTATCTTCAAGTCCTCTATTAACAATTTCTTCAAGGTCATTTAAAAGCTTTTCAGTTATCATTCCGCATCACCATTATCGTTCCATTGTGTTGTACTTTACTTATAATACTCTTACGAATTAGATTGTTGATAATGGTTTGTTCACGCTCTGGAAATGCTCCAAGCGGACGAGGCTCATCAATACTAGCCAAGAGTTGTTTTTCCTCATTGGTCTTATAAGTGTTTTTAATGATAAGCTCGTTAATTTTCATCTTATTGCAGCTAACTCTTTTTGTAGTGCTGCTATCTGTGCTTTAGCATCTGCCATTTGTTGCTGAATTGCTTTCTTTTGTTCTTGCTTGGCCCGCATTGCTTCAGGACTTTTGTCATTAGCGCCTGGCTGTCCGTTGCCCATTGCTTTTCCGACTGTACTAACTGCGGCTTGCTGCGCTCCAGCTTTTGCTATTCCGCTTACAGCGTTGCCGGCTCCACGAGCTGCTGCGCCGCCGACTTTAGCTGCGCCTCTTGCTAGTGCGCCAGCGCCTCGAAGTGCTGCTCCGCCTACTGCTGCTGCGCCTCTTGCTACTCCACCCGCTACTGCTGCAACTGCTGGAATAATTTCATCTGTACGTGCTTCAGTGATTTCATTTATTTTCATATTCTTGCACCTCTGCGCTTAGTCTTGCTTATTGTTCTACGTCCAGTGTTCAATCGTT